GTGGTAGTTGGGGGCGGGTTGGGCGCCGTGGGCACTCCCGTGGGCATGGTCACGGTCTTCACTAATGGATCAGTCATGCTACTGCAGGGCAGACCGGCTCACGAAGCGAGACTTCGTACTCAACCCATATGCCGGGAGGCGGAACTGCTGTGACATTAGTGGCGGAGGCGGTTATCCCGGTCCACGTGCACGCGCACACGATTGAGCCGGGAACCAAGGCGGTTTGGAGGTTGGCTTGGTTTGAAGTTCCGGTGTCGCAGTCGTACCATGGGAGTCTCGACAGCAGATGCTGGGGGACCTCCACGCTGTGAGGCTCCCATACGGGGGTGACCGCGGAACATCTCGTCCCGTTGATCAGGGACATGGGGGAGACGTTCGCCGCGAGTGTCCACGTCACTGTTCGGCCGGCGACGAAGCTGGTGCCTGTCTGTCCGGCGTCTGTGGTGGGCACGCCTGCTGGCCAGATGATCCGTACTCTGTGCCACTTGACTAGCGCGTAATTGGCAGCCACGTTGTTCAACCAAGGGAGCTTGCTGGGAGTGAGATCCAGAGCTAACCATGCCCGTTGGTTGCTCGCTATCGTCCAGTTGGTAATCAACTCGCGGTTGCAGAACCGCACAGTGTCGCTCGGCACGGTCAACCGAGTGAGACGGCCTCTCTGGACGGCGGTGACGCTGGGGGCTCCCAGTCCGAGGCTGGGCCCGCCCGGCTGCGCGGCCCTCCGCTGCCGGCGGCGGCGGTTGGGCTGTACGCGCTGTTTGCCGTTGGATTTGTTCACTTGTGACATCGTTGCTCACACGATCAGGGTCGTATACGTTACCACGCCAAGCAGTCCTGACTTTAACTTCAGGACGCAGATGCTTAAGATACCCCTGAGGGAACTCCTGCACGGACCGGGCTTGGTCCAGTTCCTGACAGATTTGATCTAGCACAGCCGAGTCAACTTGCAGATTGTCACAAACCACCTTACGGACCAAATGGTGGTTCGCGGGATACTGAGGGGGCGCCACACCATCAAGCGACCAATAGGATCGCTCTGATGGGACAAAATCTGCTTGATCACCGTGGATTCGTAGTATAGCCATCGCCCAGTTGCTAACTACGGGTGTCTGCGGGTCCGTCACCAAATAACCGAGCGCCCGGTTGATGAGGGCGGTCTCGGGTGTATATCCGCGGTTACACTGAATATGACACTTCCTGATCGCTCGCTGGACGTCCGTGACAGAGTTAGGGGTTGTCCAAGGATCGAGGAATTCTCTGGATAGGAACATGACTGACTGGCCAGGTTGTCTGACTTCAAACTTGAGCTTGACTCCGAATAACTCGGCGGCTCGCAGGTAGTCACGTTCTGGTATATCAGGTGAGAGACCGTCATCTCCGCCGTAGACACCAAGTAGCCCCAGAGCTTGCTCGTGGGATCGCCCGCCGAGGCGGGCGGCGCAGTAGGCAACAGATGCGTTGACCAGTGTGTTGAACGCGGAAGTGTCGGATGATCCGGAGAGACGCGTGTGATTTGTGTTGTAGCGTACTCCGAAGCGAGTCTTTGCTTTCGCGTTGTACTGAGATCGCAGTAACTGTCGCCACTCTCGTAGAACCGAGGGGTGAAACAAAAGTTCGCCAAGAAACTCTTCCATGGAGACCATGAACTCCGAGTGGGTGCCATCGAAGCTACTAAAGTCGGTGGGTACGACGAACTGTGCTGCGCGACAAACTTGGTGGACACGGTGGGCGATTTCGGCCAGATTCTTACCAAAAGCGTACCAAGGCTGTTTCTTCAGAACGTGTTCACTGATTGCATAGATGTAGGAGCCGTAGAGTGTTCGGTGGCTGGCAGGCGTGGTAGAAATGTTGCGTGGAGCTTTGATGTCGGGGTATGTCTCTGACTTCTGGAACGATTGCACCTCAAACTTGATAAACGGAATCCAATTCAGGACGCGCTGCCAGCTAGCGCGTTGAGAGGGCCGGTTCTGATTAGCACAGACCGTTTCAATGTTCCAGGGCATAACAGTGCCACGGAGATGGGGAGGGACCAACGACATGACGAACTCTCGGACCCATCTCTGGACGTACTGAGGGGGTTGCTTTGTGTTGTTAATCTTCGTGAGGCGTTC